AGCAATTCGGCATATGCATGCGCCTCGCGCCCGTTTTCGGCCGTGCGGTAGCTACTTAGCGTGACCCGCGCCCGGGTGGTGCGGAGACCCAGGAGGTCAAGTCATGATCAAGGCGGAGGCGCCTGCGGGGCTGAATGTGGCCGGGGTTGCGTTGTGGGACGGCATTTGCGGGAAGTATGAGCTCCGCGCGGATGAGGCAGCGGTCCTGGCTGATGCGTGCAAGACGTCGGACATGATCGCGGTCATGGAGGCTGGTCTTGAGGGGCAGCCTCTGATGGTGAAGGGTTCGCAGGGTCAGCAGGTAATCAACCCGTTGATCTCTGAGCTGCGGCAGTACCGGTCGGCGCGGGCTGCGTTGCTGCGGCAGTTGAAGTTGCCGGATGAGAACTCCACGGATCAGGGTGGGGCGTTGTCGGCGAAGAACCGCGCGGCGGCGAATGCCCGCTGGGCGAGGCGTGGCGCGTAGCCTCGCTGTCCGGGTCGACACTGGTGAAGCCGAGTTCGCGGACATCATCTCCTGGTATCAGGAGCTTCTAGAGCACGCGGTCCCGCCGGTTGATCTGTTGTGGGAGCCGGTGAAGGTTGGCCCGACCTGGCAGTACGAGAGCGGGTGGGTTCTTCCGGAGTTCACGCTCGGCTGGCGGGTGCTGGCTTGGTGTGGGCGGTGGCTGCGGGATAAGCGCGGGAATCCGTGGCAGTTCACGGCCGAGCAGACACGCTTCGTGCTCTGGTATTTCGCGCTCGACCCTGAGACCGGTGATTTCGTCTTCCACTCGGCGGTGCTGCAGCGGCTGAAGGGCTGGGGTAAGGATCCGCTCGCTGCGTGTCTCGCGGTGGCTGCCATGTTCGCCGAGGTCACGTTCGACCGCTGGGACGGTGAGCGTCCGGTCGGGCGTGAGGAGCCGAACGCGTGGATTCAGATCGTCGCGGTGGCGTTGGATCAGACGAAGAACACGATGAAGCTGTTCCCGTCGTTGATCCCACCGGAGACGATCCGTTTCTACGGCATCCAAGTCGGCAAACTTAACGTCTACGGTCTCGCGGACACGCGGCAGATCGAAGCGGTCACCTCAAGCCCGTTGAAGATTGAGGGCGGCCGGCCGACGCTGATCATCCGCAACGAGACCCAGAACTGGAATTTGAGCAACGGCGGCCATGAGATGGCTGGCACGATCGAAGGCAACGCCGCGAAGTCGGAGGACGGCGCGGCGCGGATGCTGGACATCTGCAACGCGTTCCGACCCGGTGATGATTCGGTAGGGCAGCGGACCCGTGAGGCGTGGGAGAAGACGCAGGGCGCTGACCCTGAGGCGTTGGACTTCGGTCTGCTCTACGACTCGCTGGAGGCGCCCCCCGAGGCGCCATTGACGGCGAAGGACGCGCCGGGGGTGGTCGAGGCGATCCGCGGTGACGCGGTGTGGCTGTCGATCAAGCGGATCCTGGCATCGATCCTGAACCCCACGAACTCGGCGTCTGAGTCACGGCGGAAGTGGTACAACCAGATCACCGCCGCTGAGGACGCCCGGTTCAACCCGCAGAAGGTCAAGATGCGGTCAGTCAAGGTGCAGCTGCAGCCGGGCGACGAGATTGTGATGTTCGGTGACGGCTCGAAGGCTGACGACGCGACCGGGATCATCGGGTGTCGCGTGTCGGATGGGCTCTGCCAGGTTCTGCACGTTCAGCAGCCCCGGAAACGGCAGATCGTCGATCGCGGCGATGTCGACCTCGCGGTGATCAAGGCGATGGACGTATACGACGTGGCTGCGTTCTGGTTCGACCCGTCCCACGCGAAAGACGACGACGCTGAAGGCGACAACTCGTTCTGGATGCCGCTCTGCGATGAATGGGCGCACCGGTATGGCCGCGGGTTGAAGTTCTGGGCCGTGAAAACCGGCGATGGGAAACACGCCATCGCCTGGGACATGACGTCCTCGACCCGGCAAGCCATCTTCGTGCCGGCGGTCGAGCGGCTCGAGACAGACATCGAGTCCGGCGAGTTCACCTACGCCGAATCAGGTTGGCTGCAGCGGCATCTGATCAATGCCCGCCGCCATCCCGGCCGGTTCGGGGTGTCGATGCGGAAAGACGGCAGAGAATCGGCGAAGAAGATCGACCTAGCTGTCTGCGCGGCCGGCGCGCGGATGCTGCGACGTCTTCTGCAGTTGTCCAGGGTCAACGACAAGCCACGCACAGGCGAGGCATTCTTCAAATGAGAGGCGGGCAGCGTGGCGCTTAAGCCGAAGGACGCCATCGACGCGGCCCGCAACATTTGGTCCGGTCCGCGGATCCTTGAGGCGACCCGGCTGAACTACATTGCCCAAGCTGTCAACCCGCGCCGGGCGTACGCGGCGAACATGAGCCAGCCGTGGTCGGCGCTAGGGTCCGGTGTCCCCACGGTGGAGATGCCCGAGAAGGCGCCGCAGGTGATGAAGAACCTCGCCTGGAAGGCCCGCACCAACTACCTGCCGCTCGTCCTTGACGCGTTCTCGCAGTTGGCGAAGGTCGACGGGTACATCGAAGCCAACGGTAAGCCGTCGGATGCGTGGAAGCGTTGGCAGATGAACGGGCTCGACGCGCGTCAGACCGGCATCGTTCGTTCGGCGTTGCAGTTCGGTGCGTCCTACGCGTCGATCCTCCCCGGCGACACCGCTGCGGTGATCAAGGGGTATTCGCCGCGTCGGATGACGGCGGTCTACCAGGATCCCGACATCGATGACTGGCCGATGATGGCCCTCGACGTGAACGGGCCGATGCTGTCCCTGTTCGACGAAGAGATGATCTACCGGATCGGGCTGGAGCAGTTCCCCATTTCGGGGTTGGCGGCGCCGCTCGCGGTCCGCACCGAGGGTCTTGAGTGGAAGTTCATCGACGCCCGCCCCCACGGGTCGTCGTTCTGCCCCGTGGCGCGGTTCCGGGACCGGATGCTCCTCGACGGCGAAGAGCAGTTCGGGATCATCGAACCCCTCATCGACATCCAGAAACGGCTCGACGAAACCACGTTCGGGATGCTCACCGCGCAGTACTACGCGGCGTTCAAGCAGCGGTACGTCATCGGGTGGGTTCCCGAATCTGAGGCGGAGAACCTCAAGGCTGAGGTGTCGTCGTTCTGGGCGTTCAAGGACTCCAAGCAGGACGTGCAAGTCGGGGAGTTCGCCGAGACGGACCTGACCCGCTACATCGACTCGAAGAACTCCGGACTGTCGGACCTGTCGGCGATCAGCCAACTGCCGGCGTCGATGTTCAACTCATCGACCGCGGCGATGCGGAACGTGTCACCGGAAGCAGTCGCATCCAACGACGCCGGGCAGGACCGCAAGTCCGGGGAGATCAAGACCTCGCTCGGGGAAACCTGGGAACTGGTGTTGCGTGCTGCGGCGGCGATCGACGGCGACGAAGCAGCAGCAGCGGACACGTCGTCACAGATCCGCTGGCGGGACATGTCCACCACCTCCCCCGGCGCGATCGTCGACGCGCTCGGGAAGCTGAAGCAGATGCTGGGTGTGCCGGCGGAGATGCTGTGGGAGCGGATCCCGGGCTGGACCGACCAGGACCAGACCCGCGCCGTTGAGATCGTGCAGTCCGGTGATTCCCTCGACAAACTCCTCGCCGAGCTCGGCAAGCAACCCCCGTCGCCTGATCAGATCCCGCCCGCGCAACCGCAATGACGGCACCCACCGAATCCCGCGCGGCCTCGAGCGTGGCGTTGGCGGCATCCGCCCGTACGGTGCAGGTCGCGGTCCGGGCCCGGCTCCTGCAGGACGTGGCGCGGCTGTGGCCCGTGCTGGACGCGAAACGGCTCAACGAAACGTTCCCGGGCTGGCTGCGGACGATGATGCTGCTCCTCCGCAACTACCACGGCCAGTCCGCCGCCGCAGCCAGCGTGTTTTATCGGAAAGCTCGTGCGGACGCGATCCTCTCCCCGACCCCGCGGGCGCTGATCAAACTCGCGCCCGCACCGGCTGAGGAATGGATGGCGCGGGCACTCGGCTACGCCGGCCCCGGTCTACTCGAACGTGACACCGTGAACCCCCGGACCGCATTGGCGGCCACCTTAGGTACGTCGGCGCGGATCGCCCTCGACGGCGGGCGCCGCACCGTCA